GCTGCCACAACTTAACGGCCTGACACCCCGCCGCATCATGCAGACGCTGGGCACCGAGTGGGGCCGCGAAACGCTGGGCGCGGACGTGTGGCTGACCATGCTGGGCCGCCGACTGGAGAAGAACCTAGCGGCCAGAAACTTCCGCCTGCCGATGGTCGTGACCGACGCGCGGTTCCCAAACGAGGCGGAGATGATCCGGCTGCTCGGGGGCACCATGATCCGCGTCGTGCGCCCGACGACCATCACGGACAGAACCGACGCGGCGCACCCGTCCGAGACGCAAGACTTCCCGGTGGACATCACCATCGAGAACAACGGGACGATCAGCGACCTGAACAGGAAGCTGCTGAAACTGTTCCCCGTCGCCGTCAAACTGCCTTGACAGACGAATAGCCGCGCGGCAGACTGACCTCACGTTCCTCCCTGAGCGTGTCAGTCATGGACTGCTGCAATGACTTGGGCCGGGGCTTTGCCTCGGCCCATTTTTTCTGGTAATCTCGCGCCATGAGCAGCCAAAACCAGCCCCAGATCGACATCGAGATGTTCCGCAACCTCCCCGAGGTTTACCGGAAGGCCAAGGCCGAAACAGCACGGCGCTCGTTCAAGGAGTTTGTGCGCCAAGCGTGGCACGTCGTGGAGCCGGGCACCCCGCTTGTGTGGGGCTGGGTGATGGACGCGATCTGCGAGCATCTGGAGGCGGTCCAGAACGGGCAGATCAAGAGGCTGCTCATCAACGTGCCGCCTGGCAGTTCGAAGTCGCGCTTGACGCGGGTTTTTTACCCTGCGTGGGTCTGGACGCGAAACCCGCACCACCGCTTCATTTCGGCCTCTTACGCCCTCGATCTGACCGTCCGCGACAACCTCGACACACGCCGGATCGTGACCGACGACTGGTATCGGGACAGTTTCGGGCTGCAACTGGCCGAGGACGACGGCGGCAAGGTCGGCTTCAGCCTTAGCACACTCGGGTCGATCAAGGCCCTTACCGTAGGCGGCAAGACGACGGGGTTCCGGGGGGACACGTTCCTCGTCGATGACCCGCTAAACGCCCAAGACGCCAACTCCGACGTGCAGCGTGCCGAGGCGAACAACTGGTTCCGCGAAGCCGCGCAAAGCCGCGTCAACAGCGTGGCCGATTCGGCCATCATCGTCATCATGCAGCGACTCCATCAGGACGACGTGTCCGCCGTGGCCGATGCGATGGGATACGAGAAGCTGATCGTCCCGATGCGCTGGGATGAGTCCTACCGCAGCACCACGTCGATTGGCTGGACTGATCCGCGCACGGAGGACGGCGAGTTGATGTGGCCGGAGCGGTTCCCGGCTGAGTGGGTGGACACGCAGGAGAACGGCGACACGGGCATGGGGCCGTATGCGTTCGCCGCACAGATGCAGCAGACCCCGGTCCCGCGCCAAGGCGGCATGTTCCAGATCGACCGCATCCAGACCATCGACAACCTGCCCGACGAGGCGTTTATCGCGGTCCGGGCGTGGGACTTGGCGGGCACGGAAGGTGCGGGCGCGTTCACGGTCGGTGTGAAGATGCTCTACGGCACCACGTCGGGCCGCTTCTTCATCGCGGACCTGCGCCGGGAACGTCTTGGCGGGGGCGCGGTGCGCGACTTGATCCTGTCCACCGCCGAGGAGGACGGCATCGCCACGAAGGTGATCCTGCCGCAAGACCCCGGACAGGCGGGCAAGGCGCAGATTGACGACATGGTTGCCATGCTGGCCGGGTTCAACGCCCGCGCCGAAATCCAGTCAGGCAGCAAGGAAGTCCGCGCCGAGCCGTTCAGCGCGCAGATGGAACGGGGCAATGTCGCCGTCTTGAAGCGCACATGGACGCGCGATCTGCTGGACGAACTACGGTTCTTCCCCCGTGGAAAATTCAAGGACCAGGTTGACGCCGCGTCGTCCGCCTTCAACGCGCTGGCACCGCTTACCCGGCAGAAGAAGCGCACCCTGCGCCTGATCGTGGACGGCGAGAAAACGGAAAACTGGGCCAAGATGGCCTGACCCTGCTTTTGGTTGGCAATCCGCCCGCCGTGGGCTATGCTGCGCACGAAATTCCTGCCGTTGAAGGGCCTGATGATGGTCAGCCGCTACCAAGAACTCGGTGTTGCCTCTGACTTCGATCCGCGTTGGGGTATCCGGCAGGACGAATTTTTGGCCGACCTGCGCGGCACGCGGGGCATCAAGCGCCTGCGCGAGATGGCGTCGAACGATCCGATCATCGGCGCGATTCTGGCCGCGATGGACTTGATGATACGCTCGACGCCGTGGCGTTTCGAGGGCGGCAGCGACGAAGCGCGCGAACTGGTCGAATACTCCTTGCACAACATGCAGGACCAGACCTTCGAGGAGTTCATCTCCGACGTTCTCAGCTTCCTGCCCTACGGATTCAGCGTGTTCGAGATCGTCGCGCGCCCGCCAAAAGCCGACACAAACGGCTGGGTCACGCTCAAGAAGCTGGCCCCACGGGCGCAATGGACTGTTGACAGATTTGAAACAAACGACAACGGCGACCTGATCGGCGTTTGGCAGCTATCTGCACGGAAGTCGGCCTACATCCCCTACGGCAAGATGCTGCACTTCCGCACGACGAGCCGTCAGTCCGATCCTGCGGGCGTGTCGGTGCTGCGGTCGGCCTACAGTTCATGGTATTACAGCAACCGGATCAAGGAAATCGAAGCCATCGCCATCGAGCGGGAACTGAACGGTATCCCGCTGGTCCGCGTGCCATCCGAATACCTCGCGCCGGACGCCAACGCGGCGCAACGCTCCTTCGTGGAGCAGATCAAGACCATCGCCCGCGACGTGAAGCGCAACGAGCAGGGCTTCATCATCTTGCCGTCCGACCTCTACCAGAACGACGACGGCAAATACACCGCGACGCGCATGGTCGAGTTCGAACTGATCGCCAGCGACGGCAAGCGCGACATCGACACGAACATGGTCATCCAGCGGTATCAGCAGGACATGGCCCGCTCGGCTCTGGCCGACTTCGTGCTGCTCGGCTCGAACGACCGGGGCAGCTTCGCGCTGTCCAAGTCCAAGGCTGACCTGTTCCTGAAGGCGCTGGAAGGCTACCTAGACTCCATTTCCGCCGTGCTGAACCGCCGCCTCGTGCCTAAGCTGCTGGAATGGAACGGCATCCCCGAGTCGGACGCGCCCAAGATCACGCATGGCCGCATCGCGCCCATCGACCTGACCGAACTGGGCACCTTCACGCAGAAACTCGCGCTGGCTGGGATCGACTTGTCAGCAGACCTGCCCACGGTCAACTTCCTGCGGGGCGCGGCGGGCTTGCCGCCTGCTGAGTCGCTGCCCGAGCCGCCCGAGCCGCCCGAGACCCCCGAGACACCGCCGACAGACGCCACACCGCCCGCAACACCGCCAGCGACACCAGAATGACCCAGTTTCCGAAAACATCTGGCTGGCCTGAGCGCCTCTGGCGCAACGCGAACGTCGCGGACATTGCGCGCGGGCTGGTGCCGGGCGCCAAGCCCTTCGCCACGTTCGGGGAACACATCAGTTCCGGCTCCACCACGGGCCAAGTGCTTTGGGAAACCGGGATGCCCGCCGCGTTGACCGTACCGGCAGGGATCGGCCTGAGCATCGTCTCGACCAGCGCCGGTGACATAGGCCGTCGCCTGAAGCTGGCCTACTTGGATGGCAACCTCTTGGCGCACACGGAGACGATCACGCTGAACGGCCTGACGCCCGTCGCCACGGCGGCCACGGACATCCGCTTAGTGAACAACCTCTACAGCATCGACGGGCCTATCGCCGGGGCGGTATCGGCCACGAACGGCGGGACAACCTACGCTTACATGCCCGCAGGTGATGTGCAGTTCAACGCTGCCGTGTTCCGCGTGCCGTCGAACAAGCGCCTGATGCTTACGGCGCTGTATGCGGGCAGCGTGTCGGGAACCTCGGCGGCCAAGACGGTCATCAAGATCGAGACGACCTTCTTCAACGGCGACGCCTTCGCGGATCAGGGCATATTACACCCCATCGGCGGCGTCGGGCTTCAGGACGACACCACGACGCTTTCCTTCGGCCCGTTCCCGATCCCGCCCGGCGAGATCGTTGCCATGACCTACAAGACCGACAAGGGCGCCGACGTGACAGGCGGCTTCTTCGGCTGGATCGAGGACATCTGAAATGCCTTACGACCAACTCCCCGCCCGCCTGCGCAACATCATCCCGTCCGAGAACGGGCAGAGCATGTTCAGGCAAGTCGTGAACAGTCAACTCGAACGCGGGAAGTCCGAAAGCGTGGCCTTCGCGTCCGCTTGGGCGGCGCTGGAGCGCGCGGGGTACGCCAAGGACGACGAAGGGATGTGGGTGAAGAAGTCGCAGCCTACCGTTTCGCAGGTCCACACCCCGAGCGCGGACTGGGACGACGACAAGAAGCGCAAACCTCTTGCCAAACGGGAGATGAATGACGACGCATACACCACCCCCGCAGAAGCCGTGGCGCGCAGCATGGACCTCGGCTTGGAAGGCGAAATCCATGTCTGGCAAACCGCAGATGGACAGATGGTCTACATGCCCGGAGAGGACCACGACGACTATCTGGAGGCAATGGCAGAGGCCGCTGGCATCGAAACTGACGAGGATGACGAGGCGGATTCTGAGGACTCAGGCAAGGGCTTGCTTGAGAGGACAGTAACGGCGATAATGCAGGCCGCCATGACCTACGAGATGAACAAGTCCCATACGATCCTGAAGGCCGACGANGNGCAGCGGATTGTCTGGGGTTGGGCGTCTGTCGCCACCGAAAANGGNGAACTGGTCGTGGACCAGCAGGGCGACACGATGACGCCNGACGAGATGGTCAAGATGGCCAACGGCTTCATGGAATCNGTCCGCACCGCCAAGGCGATGCACGAGGGCGAATCCATTGGCGANGTCATCCACTCTCTNCCACTNACCAAGGAACTCGCCAAGGCGTTCGGGATCGANACCGACCGCGAAGGCTGGATNATTGGCATGAAGATCAAGGACGACGACGTGTGGAAGTCGGTCCTTGCCAATGAGTTTTCGGGCTTCTCCATTGGAGGGCGCGCAGCCAAACGGGAGGCTATCCAATGAAGTATAAACTCGAAGGTGTGGAACTTATGGAGGTCAGTCTCGTGGATACCCCTGCGAACCAACACGCGAAAGTTGCGATCTGGAAGTCTGCGGGCTATAAGGACCGCTACAAGGCTATGACGGACGCCCAAAAGGCCAAAATGCGGCGCATGATGGACGACGGCATGGACGAGGAGGACGCCTACAAGGCGTGCATGAGTGAAACCACCAAAGGAGGGCAGGTCGTGACCCCCGAAGAACTGACCAAACAACTGGAGGCTCTTGAGGGCACGGTCGCAGACCTGACCAAGCGGGCCGAAGCCGCCGAGGCCGTCGTGGCCGCGATCACCAAGTCGGCTGACGAAGCCGGGTTCGACGTGTCGGGCGACAAGATCGTCAAGCGCGCCGATCCTGAATACGTCGAGATCGACGGTGAGCGCGTGGCCAAGTCGGCCATCCCCGCACCGCTGCTCAAGCGCATGGAATCTCAAGCTGCCGAGATCGCCAAGATGAAGGCGAAGGCGGATGAGGTCGAACTGGCGAAGCGCGGCGAAACCGAACTGCCGAACCTCGCGGGCACCGCGCTGGCAAAAGGCAAGCTGCTGGCCGCCGTCGCGGGCGACGAGGCAATCCTGAAGTCCCTGCGTGCAGCGGATGCGGCGATTGCCAAGGCGTCTGCCGAACTGGGCAGCGCGGCGGTAGACGAAGCCTCGGCCAGCTACCGGCTGAACAAGATGGCGTCTGCCTATTCGGAGGCGAACAAGGTTCCCTTCGAGTCGGCTTTTGCCGAAATCACCAAATCCGGGGATGGCCTGCGTCTGCTGGTCGAATCCCGCTCGGAAGCCTGATGAGGAGTGACAACCAATGGCTGTGATGAACCAACCCGTCAGTGTCACCCTCGTGGCTGGCGCTGATCTGCGGACCCACCAGTTCAAATTCGTGGAAATCGACTCCAGCGGCACCGTTTCGCTGGCTGGCGATGACGCCCACGCGGACGGTGTTCTGCTGAACGACCCGAATACCGGCGAAGCGGCGGAAGTCGCAATCGGCGGCATTGCGAAGGTCAAATGCGGTGCTGTCGTTACGCGCGGTGCCGGTGTGGCTTCGGGTGCCAACGGCGCTGCGAAGAACGTCGATACCGGCTCGCTGGTGAACGGCACGGCTCTGGAAACGGGCGCCAATGGCCGGATCATCTCGATCCTGTTCCATCCCCGTGGTTAAGGTTGAGGAGAACCTGAAATGAGCCAACCCACCTCCCGCGCCGTCCACGTCGATCAGGCGCTTACCAACATCTCTGTCGCGTTCCTCCAGAACGCAGACAACTTCGTCGCAGGCCGGGTGTTCCCCAACATCCCGGTCGCGAAGAAAAGCGATCTGTACTACCTGTATGATCGCGGCTTCTTCAACCGTGACGAAGCCCAGCAGCGCGCACCGGGCACCGAGGCCGCGATTGCGGGCTTCAGCCTGTCCACCGCGTCCTACAATGCCGACGTGTGGGCACTGAAGGGTCGTATCCCGGATCAGGTCGCGGCGAACGCCGACGCGGCTGTGAACCTGGAGCGGGCGAACACCGAAAACCTGACCCACAAGATGCTGATCCGCAAGGAGAAGGACTGGGCATCCAACTTCTTCACCACCGGCATCTGGGGCACCAACTACGCTGGCGTCGCATCGTCGCCCACCACGGGCGAGGTCATTCAGTGGTCGGACACGACCTCTGGCGACCCTATTGGCGACATCCGCACCGCCAAAACCGACATGATGGAATCGACCGGCATCATGCCGAACACGATGGTCATGTCGCAGCGTGTGCTGGACGCGCTGGTCGATCACCCGGACATCGTTGACCGCGTGAAGTATTCGGGCGGGATCGGCAACCTGAACCCGGCTCGCATCAACGAGCAGACGCTGGCGACCCTGTTCGGTCTGGAGCGTATCATGGTCATGCGCGCCATCGAGAACACCGCTGCCGAGGGCGACACCAACGCGCACTCGTTCATCGGTGGCAAGTCGGCCCTGCTCTGCTACGCAGCCCCCAACCCGGGCCTGATGACGCCGAGCGCAGGCTACACCTTCTCGTGGTCGGGCTACATGGGCACCACGAACGCCTTCGGCATGGTGGCCAGCCGCCGTTACGTCGACAACATCCGCTCGACCGAAATCGAGATGGAAATGGCGTTCGATCACAAGCTGGTGGCTTCTGATCTTGGGGTCTACTTCGCGTCAGCCGTAGCGTAGGCAACTATATAGTTGCTTGACTGAATAAGAACTTTGTGGCAGCCTCCAGACAGCAATGTTTGGGGGCTGTTTCAATGGAAGTGTGGAAAAACGTGCCGGGTTACGATGGTGTGTACGAAGTCAGTAACTTTGGGCGACTAAGGCGGTTTGGCGGTACTGCGGGGGCTAAGTCAAAGCCCCGTGTACTGAAGCCCGGCACAATGCGGTCAGGCCACAAAAACGTATGCCTCTGCGTGAATGCAAAACCGACGATGTTTCGTGTTCACGCGCTCGTGCTGCGCACTTTCGTGGGCGAACCACCCAGCCCGGGGCATGTCGTGGCGCACATCGACGGCAACCCCGGCAACAACAGGCTTGCAAACCTGCGCTGGGTTACACGCGCAGAAAACACGTTCGCTAAGGTTCCGCACGGCACCCAAAACGGGCGACAACGCGAACGGTCAGCCGCGCTGTCCGACGCGGAAATTATCGCTATCCGCGCCGACCACAGAACGGAGCACCTCGTCGCCGCCGACTACAACATCGCGCCGGGCACGGTCGGGCAGATACGCCGCCGCGAGACGCACACGTATATCCCGGAAAGGCCCGGGGACTACACACCTAAGAAATCTCGCCTAGACTTCACCGACGAAGATGTCCGCGACATTCGCACCGATACACGACCGTCTTCGGTTGTTGCACGAGAACGCGCGTGCGCTAGTATTACTATATGGGCCATACGAACCAGACGCAGCTATGCGCATGTTCCGGACACCCCAGAACCCTACCCATTACCTGTCGTCAAGCGTGTTTCTGCTAAGGCGGTTCAAGACGCGATAGTGCACATTGTAGGCGACGTAGGCTTTCTCAGCTTGTCGCAGGGCAAAACCGCAGTGTTTGACGCTGCGGACGCAGAGCACGTCTTGGGGCACGTTTGGTGGGCGGCAAAAGGAAAGAACACGCACTACGTAGTAGCTCGCGCGCGATTTTCCGATGGAAGAGTCTCGACGTTGTTTTTGCATCGCGCGATCATGGAGCCGCCAGAAGGCTTCGTTGTGGATCATATAAATGGCGACGGGTTGGATAACCGGCGGGCAAATCTCCGCGTCGTTACGGTGGCGCAGAACAACATGAACTCTCGCGTTCGCAACGACAGCAAGAGCGGGATAAAAGGCGCCTTTTACAATAGACGCCGGACGGCCCTTCGAGGACGCCAAAACCGGTGCCTACTACTCCCGCATAAAAGTGGACGGACGCTACATCCAGCTCGGCTCGTTTGCGACAGCCGAAGATGCCGCCAATGCGTACGCTGCGGCAAGCGCCAAATACCACGGTCCTTACGGTCGAACACACTTAGATGACTGATAACTCGACGGCCCCCGGCAGAAGTGCCGGGGGCCGTTTCCTTTCCGGGGTTGCCCCAGCGATTGACCAGAGCCGCCCGACAACGTATTGTGCGGGCGGAACCCTATGCAGGACAGGATTGTTCGATGGCCCGACTCGTCGTTCGCACGCTTGACGTAACCAAGCCCCTCGTGGCCCGCCGCAGGTTCGTGGCCTCTGGCCGCCGCTTCAACCCCGGCGAGCCGTTCCCGTGGAAGGACTTGGGCGTCAGCACCCGACAGGTCGGTCTGCTGTTCAACACGGGCAACGTGGTCCATCCGACCGTGATAACCGCGCCCGCAACGCCAGCGCCGACCATCGCTGTGGAGATGCAGGATGCGGACACGCACCACGTCGCAGTCACGACCAACGACGATGGTCTGGATGGTTTGAACCTGACGGACTTGCGTCAGATCGCCGTCGACGAAGGTGCGCCCACGCGAGTCTCGCGCGACGAGCAGCGCGAGGCAATCCGCGCGCACCGCGTTGCAACCGCAGAGGCAGCTTCACCCGAAGAAGGCGCGCTGGACGCCTGAGCCGCCTTCGTGGTATGGTTCGCCCCGTGATCCCCGGAGGCCAGCATGTCCGATCCAAGTGCCAGCAACATCGCCGCCGTCCGGTTTCTGGTCGGTGATCCTGCTGGCGCTTCGCAGCAGCTTTCTGACGCGGAGATAACCTTCGCCCTGAGCCAGACCGGCGATGACACCTACGCCGCTGCGGCGGTATGCGCTCGTGCGCTGGCCGCGCGCTACGCCGCGCAGGTGGACACCAAGTTTGAGACCGTCGAGGCCAAATACAGCCAGTTGCGCGACAACTACACGTCGCTGGCCCGGCAGCTTGACGCGCAGTCCAAGCGGCTCGGCACCAAAGGGCTTGGCGTGCCAATTGCGGGCGGCATCAGCAAGGCCGACGTGGAGACGACGGATTCGCTCAGGGATCGCGTGCGCCCCTACTTCCGTGACAGCCAATTCGCCAACCCGCCCGCAGCAAATGAGACGCAGTAACACGGCCTATGTCATCGGTGGCGGCCCGTCACTTGCAGGGTTCGACTTCGCGCGGCTGACAGGCGCGGACAAGATCGGGGCGAACAAAGCTGCTTGGATCGCCGCTACAGAGGTTTTCGTTACGGTAGACCGGAACTTCCACAACCAGAACCTAGAGGCCATCGGCGCGTTCGCGGGCGCAGCGTATGTCGCGGTTCCTGATCGGATCGCGTCACTCCCGAACGTGACCTACTGGTCGCACCTGCCGGGCACGCAGTTCTCGATGAAGCCGGGCGCTCTCGCGGGGTCAAACTCGGGCTTCGCGGCGCTTAACTTGGC